CACCTAAACTCTTTTGTATTTGTCTTCCAACATCTTGTGATTTAGGAAAGCCACTACCATATATCCACATAATCTGGTCTCTAATCTCAAAGCCAACTGTCTCAACAGTCATTGCTAAGTGATGATATGTTCTTGCCGCACTAAACGCAAGTAGATGACCACCTGGCTTTAATACTCTTAAACATTGTTCATACACTTCACGATCACCTGTATTACTATCCCAGGCTTTACCTAAGAAGTTGATACCATATGGTGGGTCTGTGACTACACAGTCAAAACTATTGTCTGGGTATGTTTTTAGTATTTCGGCACTGTTGCCATTGATTATTTTCCAACTCATTTCTATTCCTTATCAATAATGTATTTAGTATTTTTATGTTGCTGAGAAGTTTTTCTTCCAAGCAGGTTTATTGCTGTCATCTCTTTTGACATATCTATCACGTTGTGCCATCATTCTTTGTTGAGGGCTACGATTATCCCAGGGTTCTGCTATTCCCTGTAAACAAGCAAGTATTCCATAACGACAACTATCAATACAGTCATCTGGATCACTGAATCTACCACGCTCATCCACGAAATAGTTTTGTGCTTCACTTAGAAAGTTTGTGCAATTCTCATTGACCATTAAACTTCCCACTTCTAACATTTGACGCATTTGATTGATACCATAACTTTTGTGATTAGTAGTGCGACCCTCGTTATCAGGCGGGTTCATTATCGCTTTCTCATATACATTTAGTTCATAACTCTCAAACAGTTCTCTAATACTACTTGAACTCATCGTGTATCTCCCACTAGTGTTTGCATCAGCAGGTAAAACAATAGGAGTGCCAAACACTTCAGGGCGAAGTAGATGATTGATATACTGAGTGGGGACAGCCTCTTCAACACCTTGCACAATGATTTGTCTATGTAAGTAAGCAACACGCTCATATGGTTCCCAATATATTAAACTAATAACTGTCTTGTCATTTACTAAACCTAAGTCAAGTGCTATCACTCTATGTATGTTAGGCATTCGTGTAAAATCAATCTCACCTGTTTTGTATGTGGGCCAGTTAGCCAATTGAAATACTGCTCCTTTACCCATAACCGGTTTACCAGCAATACGAGCCTCTCGTTCGTGTGGTAAGTAATCACGCTCAAGTTGTCTACGAGTTGCGTTTAATAAGAATGGTAAGCCCCAGGGATCATACTCAGGACAATCATCCCAACTAACACGAATAAACTCATAGCCTTCTTCTTTGTTCCAGAACTTACTTACTAGTCCATTCAATCCTTTTAATGGCGTGAATGAACATAGAACTTTGCCCTGCGTTGTTGCGGTTCGTGTAACGATTTCACTGAAGAAGTCGTCTGGTGGTTGTTCATCAAATACTGCGAGATTAAGTTTGAATCCCTGTAGTTGTCTGACCTCTTGCGTATAATTGGCAAATAACAAATAACTATTACCACCAGACTTATGCTTAATCTCAACTCCAATACAATTTGCGCCGTCATTACGCATTGTAGTAGTAATAATACACTCCCGTGGTATAGCACCAGATCCAAGATTTTCAGCAATTTTGACATCCTGTGTTCCTAACAATTCATTTTGTAATACTAACGCTACCTGACTCCAACCTTCACCTGCAACCATTGCTGTAATAGGGCCTGTAAAGCGATGACCTTCCCACCAATCAGGATACAATCCTGTTAGATGATATGCTGTTTCAAAACAAGTAGATACTGTTTTACCAATACGATTAGCGGCAAGAATACCTCTACGCTCACTACTACCTGTTTTGAAGAATTGAAACTGATGCTTAAAAGGTCTAAAATACTTTAGTTGATGATATCTCATATCTTCAGCAATCTCAATACTCAAATCCATTAATTTATTTTTTAATGGACCTGGTATTGTTTTTAATGCGTCTATAGTTAGATTGTTTTCATCCACACTATATCGCAATGCTCTCGCCATTAGAACATCTTCACTAAGCATTAGTTTGCCTTCAAGTCTTTATGAACAAAATAAATTGCTTCTAATGCTTGACTAACATCTTTTAGTTCAGTAGGACTTAGTTTCCAAGTGTCTGGATCATCTATGATTACACCATCACGCTTATCTAATCCAGATTGTAAGCGTTCTGTTAATAATCGTAGTATGTGTTCACATTGACCTGGAAACTTCTCCGCAAAAGCCACACGATGACTTGCGTTAATCTTTTGTAAGATTAATGTTTCACGCACTTTTGTTTCTTCTTGTGCTTTGCGAATTTCGGTGTCTCTTGCGGTTTCCATTATGTGCCTTTACTTAAGTCCCAAGGATTGCTAATAGCATCTTGATTCAATGTGCCAAATTCACGGTCAATCCATACATCCCATTGACTAGATTTATTAACACGCATTGCTTGCATCATACTACGCAATCTACGACCGATCGGTGTAAGTGTTCCATCTTCACGCTGAACAGTTTGCTCACCTGTGCGTGGATCAACCCATTTGTAAATCTCTGGTCTAGTGCGACCATACTTGTCAATCTTTTCTCCGTGTGCTACTTGTTCTAATGGACCTAGTATTTCATAACTAATAGCACCAGTTTTGTATTTTCTAAACATACAATGGCACTTTTTACCTCTAGAACGATATTCTTCTACTGGATGAGGAACTAATGGACTATAGAATAAGTTTTGTATTTCTTCTGGATTAGGTAATGAGTCATCACGCTTGGGCACTGGTTTCAAATCTTCAATAGGAACCATATCAACTTTATCTACATATGGATTATCAGTTCCTAAGAATGCTGGATCAACTTCACTACCATTCAATACATCCATTGCTGTTTGATATTTCAGTTTGTTAGCACGACCTTTTAAGTTCAATACTACACCAGTTTGGTCAAACACAAATCGTTCAAGTTCTTTTGCTGTAGGAAAGTCCGTCATTAGACCTTCTAAGTCAAACTCTGTTGATTGGCGCTCTACTGTGATTGCTTTTGTTGTTTTCTTTTTTGTGGGAGTTGTTGTAGGTTCTACAGATGAAATTGCTTCATCATCCCAGATGTTTTTTTCTGTTGTCATTTCTTTTCCTTAAATTAACTATACAAAACTTGAGTAGCCCTATGCTACTCAAGTGTATTTACTCAATCAACCTTTAGTTGTAGGTTTCTTGTATTTGCTTGGTAGTTTACTACCATCTGCTGTTGAATTCTTTTTAGGTCCAACATTAGTGTTAGCGTGTAAGCCTTCAACTGTAGGATCAATGTATGGCTTCATACCGCGACCGCGAGTTTCAAGTGCTGATATAACCATATCTGCTAACGCTGACTTTTCACTACCACTTGTAGATTTTGCCGCCATAAAATCATTACGCTTGCTACTTGTGCCTTGATTGCCAGTTGTAGGTCCACGCTTTTGATTGATTGCTTTTGCTTGGGGGTTTTTAGTGTTCATCATATGAAACTTCCTGTTTGTAAGAATACATTACCAGTGCCACTGATACTGATTGTGCTTATATACACATTGCCAGGACTAGTAATGCCTGTGTTGATAAAACTTGTTTGTCCTGTTGGAACAGCAAACACTTGTGTTGAGTTGGCTGCACCATTTGTTGGATGAGCAATATTACCTGGATTTGTTTTTGATACCTGCATAAAGCAAAGATTACCACTACTATTAGTAATGCGTAAGTTGTTAAAAACTTCAGCCGATACTGGAATAGTAATCGTTGCACTTGTTGCTGTAAAGGCAACATTATAAGTATTACCTGTTTGACCAAAGAAACTTGTATTCAATATCATTTTTGATTACCTTTCGTTGGACCACGACCTGCGTTGATGCTGTCAATGTTGCCTTTGTAGTTTTGTGTTGCGCTTGGATCCCAAGTGCGTGTCTCAGGGAAGCGACCACCACCACTATAACGAACTTGTGGATTAGCACTGCCAGGGAACATAGTTTTACCTGGAGTAATCTTTGGAACTACGGCAGCATCTGGATACATACTGTTGTCGTCACTCTTATTGCCTACTGTAGGACCACGACCTTTGTTGATTAGTTTCCCATCATTCATAGTTCCAGTATGCTGATTAACCATATACTTTGTGCCGTGTTTAGGAGCGATACGCTCCATACCGTCAAAGTTCATATTGCTATCAGTTTGTGTTTTACCATTTGCTTTCATTTGGATTTTCCTTTTGTTGTCTTTGCCGTTTTTGCACTTTGCTTAAACGCACTCGCTGTTGGTGCACCTTTAGTGCCTGGCTTACGCATCTTTTCACCTGATCCTGCTTTTATGCGTTCTCTCTTGGCGTGTATATTTGCGTATAATCCGTTTTTCATAATACTATTTATTCTTTGCTTAAACCAGTAAGTTTGGCTAATGCTTCTGCAAATGCAACTTTCTTAGCCTCAATATTATCACTGCTGTCTGTTACTTCAATTTTAGCCATATTAGTCATTACTTTGTTTAATATCAAGTTGTGATATTTAATGATTAACTGACTGTCGTTATTCTGTCTTGCTAATAAGAAATCATTTACAAGTAGTTCCTCGTAGGGCTTTCCACCTGCTTTGATTTCTAGCATTTCTAATAGTCCACCAACACTAAGTTGATTGCGACCATCTTTCTTGCGACCCGCACCTGGACGAGCACCGCCTTTGGGTTTCTTTGCTGTTGTTATTATCTTTTCCATAAAGTATTTATCGTCCTCATTTTTTCATAGTAAATAGTGTATTGAAAGGAAATGAAATGAGTTATACTTGGAGACCCGCTACTGGCTTAGATGTGCCTCACATCGTTCAAATGGCTATTGACCATTTTCAAACAGAGATAGACACTATCTTTACCCCAGACCCCATTGCGTATAGTCGCAACATTACCTTTGCTGTCGTCAATCAATTCTATTGTCCTACAACTGAACTATTATCA